GGACGGACGGCAGCTATGTGGCCGTGTCGGAGCCGAAGGAGATAGACATCCTCAACATGCCCCGGTTAAAACAGGCCATCGGTGAGGATGTGTGCGCAGGGCTGGTGACGGAGACCACGAAGACCACCTATACCCTGGATAAGAAGCTGCAGAAGGCCCTGAAGGCCATTGCCGCCAACGATTACACCTTTGAGTACACATTAGAGGATTACCTGAAGGAGATGAGCGTACCGGTGAGCGAGGGCCAGAGGGAGGTGCTGGCCCGGAGGCTGAAGGGGGACTACAAGGAGGATAAGAATACACTGCTGTCCGTCCTGGGGTACCTGGGCAAGGGGACCACGGAGGAGGCCGCGGAGGCCGCCGCCCCCAACTTGGACATGGACCTGTACTACATATCAAAGATTAAAAACGCAGAACTGATACAGGCCATCCTGCCGGATGAGGGGATTGACTGGAGCATGGATGAAATCAAGCGGTCCCTGATTGTGACATCCAAGCTGAAGTTGGAAATTGCCTATGAAAGGGAGGACAAGTGATGAAAGCAGACGAAAAGAGACAGGCCGTGGCCAGGAAGTATGACGAGCTCATCGGAAGGAACCATTACAGCCAGCCGCTGCGGGACTACTGCTACCGGAAACACAGAGATGGGAACTATTACAGCGACTGCTCCAGCTCCATCTGTTACGCATACAAGGAAGCCGGATATGGTTTCGGCATCCTGAACACAGCCGGCATCTACCAGTCCGCGCGGCTGGTGACGGTGGACGTCCCCATCCGGGATGGCCAGGTGCGGGACATCGGCCTGCTGCGGGTAGGTGACATGCTGGAGTTTGCCGGGACGGACGAGAGCCGGCCGCAGACCATCGGCCATGTGGAGATGGTGCATACGCTGGACGGGAAGGATACCATCATCTGCGGACACGGAAGCGGCCGCCCATCCTATAAGAACATGGTATCCTACTGTACCCAGCGCCAGAACACGAAGACATCCACCAAACGCGGGAACAAGGGCCTGGTGTGCGTCCGGCGCTATCTGCTGGATGACGCGGTCCCAGAGGAGCCGGCCAGGAAGTCCGGCTGGCAGGAAGAGGACGGAGTCTGGCGGTTTTACCTGGGGGATACAGGCCAATGTGTCCGTAACGCCTGGTACCTGGACGTGGATGGCCGCTGGTACTGGTTTGACGGGGCCGGCCGCATGGTCAGGGACACCTGGTACCAGTATCAGGGAGGTTGGTACTATCTGGGAAGTGATGGTGCCATGGTAAAGGGACAGCAGACCATAGATGGGAAATGGTACCTGATGGACGGAGCCGGCGGCATGGTCACGGAGCCGGTCATACTGACCCCGGATGCGGACGGCGCACTTAAGTGGGAAGGCCTGGCGGAATAAGAGGAGGGGATACAGATGCGCAGGGAGCTGATGGAGGAGCTGGAAGCGGATACCACCCTGGAGGATATCGCGGAGCCGTACCGCCTGGTGGTGGAAATGATAGGTTTAAAGAACGTGCTGAAGCTGTCCCGGTATTTCATGGGGGACAAGATATACCTGCCCAAGGCGGAGCGCATCCTGGCCCCGGCGCGGAACCGCCGGATACGGCGGGAGTACAATGGAAGGAACGCCAAGGAACTGGCCAAGGAGTACGACCTGACCACCAACCAGATATTACAGATCGTGCGGGACCTGGACCCGACACAAATCAGCCTGTTTGAGTTCCTGGACGAAGAATCAGGAAAAAAATAAGTTGTCCAAAATGCTTGGGCTAACAATATGTTTCCAGATGGATTATCCTATGGACATGACTTTCGTCATGTCCTATTTTTTTGCCCCAGGGCAGACGAGAAATAAGGAGGAATGAGGAATGGAGAACGTATTACAGACATTGGCGGGACAGTATACCCAGCAGCTGGCCCTCATGATGGCAGCCATTGCGGTGGCGGCCTTTACGGTCAGCGTCATCACGGAGGTAACCAAGGAAATCGGCTTTTTGGGAAGGATACCCACGGCCATGCAGGTGATTGTGCTGTCGGTTGTCCTCTGCCAGCTAGTCTATTGGTGGTATGTGACCAGCACGAAGGCCGCGGCCGTCTGGTGGGGCCCGGTCCTGGCCCTGGTAGTGGCCTTTTATGTGGCCTTCCTGGCTATGTATGGCTGGGAGAAGCTGGCACAGCTGTGGGCAAGATACAAACATCCGGGAGGAAGCGCATGAACGATGCAATTACAATCGGCATGGCAGCCACTGCGGTGGGAACGGTCCTCTGGTTCCTGGTAAAAATGATGATTGATGACTTCAAGCAGTCCGTAAGCGGTGTCGGGAGCAAGCTGGACAGCACCATTGCCAGGTTTGACGAGCGGGTCACCAAGCTGGAGGACAAGCAGGAGGCGGACATCAAGGCGGTACAGAAGGAACTGAGCTCCATCAAGGGGGATTTTGCCACGACCTTCGTGCTGCGGGAGGATTTCTTCCGGAGTATGAACGGGGTGGAGGACAAGATGCGGTCCATGGACAGCAAGCTGGACCGGTTACTGGTAAGACAGGGAGGCAAAACGGATGGATGATAGGGAGCTGGCTGAAATCCAGCACAACAAGGCAGTCAGGGGCTATATCATACGGTCCCTGGTAAAAGGATATAACAACACGGCGCTGACCAGGCAGCTGTCCAACTCCATGATAGCGGCGGGATTAATCGTATCCCCGGACATCACCAAATACCTGGACTACCTGAAGGACGCCGGATACATCGAGTTCACGAACCTGAAGGTGACCGCCTACAACGCATACGCCAAGGACGCCGTGATACGGCTGACCAAGGCCGGTGTGGACCTGGCGGAAGGCACCATAGAGGACGCGGGAGTGGATGTCTGATGGGAAGGACGAGGAAGAAGAACCGCATATCCTCCAAGATTGACGAACTGCCGTCTGAAATCAAAGGACAGGTAGACGTGATGCTTTCCGATACATCCAACAGCTACCAGGACGTCAGCGGCTGGCTGAAGGAAAAGGGCTATGAAATCAGCAAAAGCAGCGTGGGGCGGTATGCGGTCCGGAGCAATACGGCTGCACAGCGCTTACTGGAGGCCCAGTCCCGGACCGAGGCCCTGGTAAACGTGGTCCGGAAGAACCCGGATGCGGATTATACTGAGGCGGGCCTGATGCTGATGATGGACGGACTGATTAACCGCCTGGCAACAGCGGAGGATGAGTTTGACTACCTGCCGTTAGACAAGGCAGGCCGTCTGATTGCATCCTTAAGCCGGACCAAGGCCTATAAAGATAAGGTCCGCCAGGACATGAAGGATAAGGCGGACCTGGCCTTTCAGGAAATGGAGGAGGAAATCATGAAGACCATCAAGTCAGATCCGGAGCTGAAGGCGAAACTAAAGGAAATCCTGACCCGTGCAAAGGAGCTGATGCTGCATGATTGATATCAACGAATACCTGGAGCGCCTGGACGAAGAGGAAGGCCGGGAGGAACAGGAACGGGAGGCCTATCAGCGGGAGCTGTTTGAGGCATATGTCCTGCGCCGGACGGACCATGAGCCGGAGCGCCGGGAGCTGATGCGGATGTACCGGGACGGGCATCCCCTGACGGGGCCGAGGGGGCTCAGGAAGCGCCTGGCGGCCATTGATCTGGGATACTTTGGCCGGGCCTACCTGAAACACTACTTCGTACGCAAGTCTCCACAATTTCATGAAGAATTGGATGCAATCTGGACAAAAGGCGTGCTGAAGAGCCGCAATCCATACCGGGAGGCGGTGGAAATCTCACGTATGGATGGCAGCAA